ATGGTCTTTTCTCACCGCAAAACGGCTCACAACCGACCGAATCGGTTAGCCATGACAAAGACTAAAGGCGGACTGGTTCTTGTCGGTGATGATCGGGACGGATCGGATTTAGGCGGTGTAATTTTCGGGCATAAGAAGCCAAGAATCCACTCGCCGCTTAATGATTTGCCATCGAAAGGCTCAGAGCTGATCGAATTCGCGAAGGAAATCGGGCTTCCGTTGTTGCCGTGGCAGGAGTGGATCGCCGAACACGCGCACAAAGTAAAACCCGATGGACGCTGGAAACACTCGAATATCTGTGTCGTGGTAGCCCGTCAATCTGGTAAAAGTACGCTGATGATGGTGCGAATCATGGCTGGAATGTATCTGTGGAACGACGGACTCCAGATCGGATCTGCTCATCGGCTCACGACATCGTTGGAGACTTTCCGGCACATCGTCAACCTAATTGAATCCAATGATCGACTAGCTAGTGAAGTTAAGAAAATCCGATGGGCTCACGGAGCCGAGGAAATCGAATTGAAAAATGGAAATCGGTATATCGTCAAAGCCGCCAACGCGGCGGCGCGTGGAATCTCGAAACCGGAAACCGTATTCATGGACGAGCTTCGTGAACACAAAGACGAGGACGCTTGGGCTTCTATGAGATATACGATGATGGCGGCTAAGAATCCGCAAGTCTGGACGCTCTCCAATGCCGGTGACAATCACTCAATCATTCTCAATCAGCTTCGAGAGCGTGGTCTTGCGGCGGCGGCTGGCGGCGAGGACGAGATTGGCTACTTTGAATACTCAGCTCCGGCAGGTTGTCGAATTGATGATGTTGAAGGTTGGCGTCACGCTAATCCGGCACTAGGTCACACAATTCACATCGACAATATCAAAGCCATTCTTAATGATCCGATTGATGTCATTCGAACCGAGGTTCTCTGCCAATGGGTTGAGACGATCAACCCGTGTATTCCGCCGGTGGAGTGGAGTAACGCTGGCGATCCAGATGTCACACTTGATCCGGGCAAGACAACTTGGTTCGGCTTGGATCTATCTCCCGATCGTAGAAATGGCGCACTCGTAGCCGCTCAAAGATTAGACGATGAGAAATTCCAGATCCAACTCCTACACACTTGGCACAATCCGATTTCGCTAGATGACAAACAGATCGCGAATGACATCGCGCCCTATGTCCGCAAGTATTCAGTCGATCAGATCGTATTCTCAAAGAGAACCGCGTCAGCCGTTGCGGCTAGGTTAATACCTGCCGGATTCCCGGTGATCGATTGTGATGGCGCGGAGTACGCGCAAAGCTGCGACGAATTTCTTGGATCGATAACTTCAGGACGGCTTGTCCATTCAAACCAAGCCGAACTCACAAAGCAAGTTCTTTCAGCGGTACGGCTTCCCTACGGTGACGGTGCTTGGGTAATCGGTCGCAAGGCTTCAAAGGTTGCGGTATGCGCGACAGTCGCGTCAGCTCTGGCGACACACTACGCGACACGCCCGGAGACGGAGATTGACATTCTTGTCGGTTAGGAGTAGCGGATCGCTTAGAATTGGCGCATGAAATTGCGAGAGATATTGACTGGCGTTCCAGAAGTAAAGCTCAACGCTACTCCAGCTCCGATCGATATTTCCGCCGCCGATCTCGCACCCTTTAACACTTCCGATGTTAGAAATGCGTTCTTTGGATCGCAAGTCGCAACACGCGCGCAAGCGATGTCCGTCCCGGCGATTTCTCGCGCCAGATCGATAATCTGCTCGACGATTTCTAGTCTCCCAATGGAGCAGAGAATCAAATCAACCGGCGAACGCGTCGAAGCTCCTAGAGTAATCAATCAACCCGATCCTCGCGTTCCCGGTTCCGCTGTATGGGCATGGATCGCCGAGGATCTCCTTTTCTACGGATACGGCTATCTCAGACAGACCGATTCTTACGCTGAGGACGGTCGCTGTCGCTCCGGTGAGCGAATCGCTCCGACTCGCGTCTCGATTGTTACCAGCCCGAACGGAACCGAGATCACCGGGTATCGCGTCGATGGAACTCCGGTTCCCAATTTCGGCAACGGATCTCTCAAAGTATTTTACGGATTAGACGAAGGGTTACTCAATCGCGCCGGACGAACAATTCTCTCAGCCGTCGAGCTTGAAAAGGCGGCTCTACTTTACGCCCGTGAACCTGTCCCGATGATGGTATTAAAATCTAACGGAACAGCACTCCCGGCAGATCGCGTCACAAAACTTCTTGACGCTTGGCGTGTAGCTAGATCCACACGGGCGACGGCATTCTTGAACGCCGATGTCGAATTGACCTCACTTGGATTTGATCCGGAAAAATTACAGCTCAACGCCGCGCGTCAATACATCGCGCTCGAATGCGCCAGAGCTGTCGGAATTCCAGCGTACTTCTTGGGAGCCGATGTCAATACGCTCACATACACAAACGCCGTCTCCGAGCGGAAATCTTTGATCGATTTCAGCCTTAGAAATATCATGACATCGATCGAGGAACGGCTCTCACAATCTGATTTCGTAGCGTCGAACACCGTGATTCGCTACGACTTCGACGACTTCTTGCGTGGATCAGCCTTAGAGCGCGCGCAAATTTACGAAATACTCAATCGAATTGGCGTGATGAGCGTCGATGAAATCCGACAAGACGAGGATCTAATACGATGAAACTAGAAATCCCAATCCAGATAACAGCCGCCGATTCAATTAAGCGCACAATCGCCGGACGAATTGTCAGCTTCAATGAGACCGCTAACGCGTCAACCGGGAAAGTGATGTTCACCGATGGAAGCTTGATTCCGGCTCCGGTAAAGTTAAACCTAGAGCATGACGGGACTCGTCCAATCGGAAAAAGTATGTCAATGGATTTCTCCAACGATAAGAGCTCAATCGATGGCGTGTTCAAAATAGCCAACACGACCGCCGGATCTGACGCGCTTGTCGAGGCACAAGATGGACTCAGAGACGGATTCTCCGTCGAGGTTATGGCTAACGAATTTACATATCAAAATGATGGAACGATGGTTGTCAGTTCGGGAGAGATCGTCGGCGTGGCACTTGTCACGAATCCAGCATTCAAATCAGCTGCGTCTCAGATGTCGCGGCAACCGAAGCAACACCCGAAGCTTCTGACACACCGTCAGAGGAAACACAAACAGAAGGAGACGAAGTGTCCGACTCAATCGTCAACGAAGCTCCAGCCGTCGAGACGGTTGAAGCCTCTCGGAATATCCAAGCGAAAGGAACTCCACTCGCTTACTCAGCTCCACGCTTGGAGTTTACAGCTTCCAAGTATCTCGAAAACAAAATCCGCGCCGCACTTGGTAACGAGGACGCGCGTCAATATGTAATGGCGGCTAGTGCCGATACCACCGACAACGCTGGTCTCGTTCCAACCCGTCAACTCACCGAGGTCATCAATGGTCTCGCCAATGTAACTCGAAGCAATATCGACGCGATTTCAAGAGGCACACTTCCAGACGCCGGAATGAGCTTTGAAATTCCAAAAATCACGGTCATGCCTACTGTCGCCGCAACTAACGAAGCCGCCGCGCCATCTGAAACCGTTCAGAATGCCGCATTCGTGACAGTCAATGTTCAGAAATACGCTGGAGCGCAACAGTTCTCCGTCGAACTTCTTGATCGCTCAAATCCGCTCTTTATTACCGAGCTGATGAATAACCTTGCCGCGCAATACGCAAAAGCAACAGACACCGCAGTAAATGCGGCTCTCATCGCTGGCGCAACAGCCGACGCAACAACAACCGCAACCTATCCAACAGCTTCCGAACTTCTTGGAGTAGTAGCTCGCGGATCAGCTTCGGTCTATGCCGGAACACAAGGATTCGCCCGTAATATCATCATGAACACAAGCCAATGGTCGAATGTCATGACACTCAACGACGGCGGACGCCCGATCTATAACGCACAAGTTCCATCAAATGCTGGTGGTCAAGTAGCACCGACATCAGTTCGCGGAAATGTCGCCGGATTGGAGCTGTTCGTCACAGCTAACACAGCCGCAGGAACCGACACCGATGGATCGATCTTGATCGTTAATCCTTCGGCATACACATGGTACGAATCTCCAACCTACGAGCTTCGCGCAGATGTTATTGCGAGTGGTGAGGTCTATATCATGATGTACGGATACGGCGCGATCGCCACCAAGATCGGTGCTGGAGCCTTCAAGAATAACAAGGCTTAATCGCTAAACCCTTAGACATGAGCTCGCCGCTCCCGACGGGCTCAGCAGATTGGAGATGACATGCCAAGTATCGTCACAGCTTCACAGCTCCGCTCGGTGCTTGGCGTCTCATCGGCTCTCTAC